CTTTCGTATGCCCGAGGTTTTAAGCCTCCAGTTATTCGTAACTGTACGCCATGTTTTCAACTATGGTGTTGGGCAGCGGGAGTAAGAAGCAAATGTTCCTTACACGCCGACCCCGTAAAAGGGGTTCTGGTAACCTGGATGTCCTCCCTGCTGGGGACATAGGATAACTAGTGATAGTTATCAACGTCTCGTACAGAGATGGTCCAGGGTAGCGAGACCTGACTATTAGTCAGCTTTCACAGCAGAGTATTATTTATTTACTCTTTTATGAAAACTTTAAACAGAATCAGATCTCCTAAAGTTGGATCTGTGAAGAGCATTACATCTTTTGCAATGTTCTCCACTTGGATCCATCTTTTGAGCTGATGCCTTGGTGAAGACCGTAATCTTCTAATGAAACTTGGTTCTAACATATGAACTTTAACAGGTACTAATGGTAAATCTTTTACCGTCAAATACTGTAAAGAATGTGTTAGAATCATTCAACATTTCATTAGTGGGAATATTGTAGTCCTTTCTGAAGGACTTCCAATAGACCTTACGGGAGGATTACCACGTATTATACCTGGACGCCTTAGATCTCGAATGAGACTAGGTGACCCTGTAGCTATACGTAGTAGTCTCACAGTCTTGAGTGTTTTCAGAGTTATTTCAATTCCTGGACAACTGAAATTGTCCACTATTACCGACCCTTTTAAAGGTCTTAATAGAACTTTACCATTATATGAAATAATGGAAGGAATTGGATCTTTATCGGCGAAATTACCAAAATTGGAAAATTTTCAACCGGTAAGATTACATTTCTCTGGAAGCGCTGGACCTAATCACCCTTCTTCTATACAAGGTATCTTTCAGGATGTCCTTGCATGGACTCGTCGTCCCGATCTTCTTTTAAAATTACAACAATATTGTAATCTTTTAAAAGGGGGTGACGAATTCTTTAAAGTTATGTTTCCCGATTCAGTTTCTGAATTAAAAGAAATGAATAGTGAACTTACTGTTCACTTGGGAAGATTAGCTTTAAAAGAAGAAGCGGCGGGAAAAGTCAGAGTATTTGCCATCACAGATTGTATTACACAATCAGTAAACAAACCATTGCATTTGGCAATCTTTTCATTATTGAAAAGAATACCAATGGATGGTACGTTTGATCAGCTCAATCCTTGTAAAAGACTTGTTGAATTTTACAGAGAAGGGTTGATTGATGAATTTTACTCATATGACCTTTCCGCTGCTACTGACAGACTGCCAATCCAAATTCAGACTGATATTTTATCAGTCTTATTTGGACGTCAATTCGGTCTGCTATGACAAGATATCATGACAGACAGGGATTGAACCTTAAGACATAGTCCATCAACTAGTAATTATATTACTGAAGATGTTACTATACGTTATTCTGTCGGTCAGGCGATGGGAGCGTTAAGCTCCTGAGCAATGCTAGCTCTATCACATCATGTGATAGTCCAAATTGCTGCAGCTAGAGTTGGTAAACCCAACTTTAAACTGTATGCATTACTTGGTGATGACATAGTCATAGCTGACAAAGCAGTCGCCGATTCTTATCATAATATTATGACAAGAGTCCTTGGGGTAGATATTAATTTATCTAAATCTTTGGTTGGTAAAGACACTTTTGAATTTGCCAAACAAATATTCCATAAAGGGGAAAATCTTTCTCCTTTAGGTCCCAAAAATCTTTTAGTCGCCATGCGTACTAGAGGGGGAATTTCTTCCTTATTTCTAGACATGGTTAATAAAGATTTTGTGATTGACGAACAACGTCTTAATACAATGTTTGATAACAAAGTTCCTACTTTATCTAATAAAGCTAGAGACTTAGTTAAATGAACAGTATTAGGTCCTTTTGGTATTGTCCCTTCCTCTAGTGGTCTAATGTCCTCTTTTATGAGGATCAATAGAGCGCTCCTAGCGGTAAGAATTGATAGTCTAATTAGTTCTATTGATCAGATCTTGTTCGAACAAGATCGTGATCAATGATTAAGTAACCTTATGAAATCAGGTCAAGTGCTAAGTAAATTAGTATTAACTTGAAATCCCTATCTGGTTTTCCATTTAGGAGTTACTTCATCCAGCTTTATTAGAGATTTAAAATGTTTTATTTTAAATGATCTAATAGAACAGAGAGAACTATTGGAACATCAGGCACCTGTTCGTAGATTTGTCTTCGATGGACCTCTAATTTTAACATCATTTTATCGTGATGGTTATGAATTAGAAATTGCTAAATATATATCTAGCAAAATAAATGCTTATGTAGATTCTTCTACACCAGTATTTGATCCATTAGAAGACAGTGACACAGTCCTACCTTTCAAATCATTGGCTCCTGGAGAAAATTTCTTCCAGAAAGTCCGTGATCTTGAAAGAGTGAAAGATCTCGAAAGATTCGAAAATCAATTCATATAGGGAGATTAAAACGGGCCATCTTTAGATGGGACCCACTCGCTTATATGGACGGTTTACGCATCAAGGCCAT